TAAAACGAAAGGATGGAGAGATGATAAAGTGGTCGCTAACGAAAGACAACTTACCAATGCTGTACGAGAAGTTAAAGGCACTTGACTTTACTCATAGATGGAGAGTTACAGTCACAGATGCTAAACTTAACCGTAGCCTAGAACAAAACGAAAGACTATGGGAACTGTATACAAGCATAGGTAATCATTTAGGTATTGAGAAAGATAAGATACACGAACTCATGGGATATAAATTCTTACGATACCAAACTGAAATAGCAGGTATGCCAATAGAACTTATTAAGTCAAGCACTAAACTAACAACTTCAGAAATGACAGAATACCAACAACAGATAGAGGTGTTTGGTCAGACTATGGGTTGGGGTTGGGATTACTAATGATAGCTGTTTTATTTGCAAGAGATGATAGTCGTTATAAAGAACTTGATGGATATGATGTATATGATATTCACAGAGATGCTAGAAACTATTGTAAAGACTATCCTGTTTTGGCACATCCACCATGCAGGGCTTGGGGTATGTTATCTCACATGGCAAACCCTAGACCAGATGAAAAACAATTAGCATATTTTGCATTAGCACAAGTAAGACTTAATGGTGGCATATTAGAACATCCTGCTGGTAGTCGTTTATGGAAAGAAGCACCATTACCATTAGGTGATAATGTAGATGAGTTTGGTGGGTTTACTATTGAGATTGACCAATTTGACTTTGGTCATGTTGCACACAAAAATACTAAACTTTATATTTGTGGAATAGCTAAAGATAATTTACCACCAATGCCACCTAAAAATCTATCATCTACTGACAGGTCAATATGTGGTAATGTAAAAGGAACAAAACGCTGCACTCAATATCAACGAGAATATACACCAGATGATTTAATTAACTGGATGACAAAGGTATGTAATGAACTACAGAAATAAAAAGCTATTAGAAATTGTTAGAGAAGCTCCATGTATGATGTGTTCAATGGAAGATGGAACGGTTTGTGCAGCTCATAGTAATCAATTAAGAGATGGCAAGGGAACTGGAATAAAGGCAAACGATTTTAGAATTGCAGCATTATGCCACCAATGCCACCACATGATAGATAATGACAAATCATTAGATAAACATGATAGAATAAGTGCATGGGAAGAAGCGCATAGAAAAACTATAGGATGGTTATTTACTAACAACCATATACAAATAAAATGAACAAAATAGAATTTGGAGATTGTAGGGAGATAATGTCACGCTGGAAAGATGAAGGCGTTAAAGTTCAAACCTGCGTAACTTCTCCACCTTATTTTGGTTTACGTGATTATGGAGTTGATGGTCAAATTGGTTTAGAACAAACAGTGGGAGAGTATGTTGCTAACATGGTAGATGTATTTAGACATGTATGGCATATACTTGAAGATAATGGAACTGTATGGTTAAATTTAGGTGATAGTTATTACAATTACAGACCTGGCAAAGGTCAGGCATTAAATAAACAAACAGTAAGTAATACTAATCAAGATTTGCCTACTACTTGTGCTAGACGTGGAAACAAACAAGAAGGTTTAAAGGAAAAAGATTTAATTGGAATACCATGGAGAGTTGCATTTGCATTACAAGATTTTGGATGGACATTAAGACAAGATATTATTTGGCATAAACCAAACCCAATGCCTGAGTCTGTTCGTGATAGATGCACAAAAGCACATGAATATATATTTTTACTGTCTAAATCACCAAAATATTATTTTGACTCTTTAGCCATGAAAGAACAAGGCGTAATACCAGCAGGCACTAAAGGTGCTAAAGGTAGTAAAGAAAGACAAAATCAAATTGGTGTAAATGCAAGACCACCTGAGTATAAAATTTATGATGGTATGAGAAATAAACGTAGTGTATGGACCGTTAATACTAAACCATATAAAGGCGCACATTTTGCTACTTTTCCTAAAGAATTGATTGAGCCTTGTATATTAGCTGGAAGTAAAGAAGGAGATATTGTATTTGACCCATTTATGGGTAGTGGCACAACTGCACAAGTAGCATTGCAACATGGTAGACAATATTTAGGTTGTGAATTAAACAAAGAATATGAAAAGTTACAACAAGAAAGGATAGGTAATGGGTAAAGGCTCTGGAAGAAGACCATTGTTAATTTCTGAACAAGAAGCACAAGATAACTGGGACAAAATATTTAAACGAAAGGTAAACAGTCCTGACGTATCACCACACGCTTATGAATACGAACTTAATAAGTCTACCGGTGATGTAGAGAAAAGATTTACAGACGGAATATCTAAACCTAGCGAAAGTCAATTTGATGGCAACTAGCCCAACGCAGTTAAGTCTTAAAAAATTACGAGAAGAAGGATACACATGTTGGATTACAGAGCATTGGAATAGTTATGCTAGAATACGTCAAGATTTATTTGGTTTTATAGACATACTAGCATTAAAAGGAAAAGAAACATTGGCTGTGCAAACAACTACAGCAACAAATATGTCAGCTAGAGTAAAGAAAATAGCAGACCATGAAAACGTAGGACATGTTCGTGATGCTGGTTGGGCTATTCATGTTCATGGTTGGCATCAAGATGATAAGAAAAAATGGCATTGCAAAGTTAAGGATGTATCATGAGTAATAGAGAAAAAATACTAGCCTATCTTACAGAACCTCAAAGTATAAACAACATAGCCATTCATGTAGGTGCAAACTATCACACTATAAAAAACTTGCTTGTAGCTATGAAGATGGAAGGCGTTTTAAACGCATACAAAGACAGCGACAATAGGCTTATGCACTATTACGTTCCGCAACCACATCCACTACAAGCTATATTTGGACATACTATGAACTTTACAGATGACCAGATAAAAAGCATTACAATTCATAATGGAGCTGACGCTAAACATAACTTACAGCAAAAGACTACACAAGAAACATTTGGGGAAAGCATAACTTATACGTTAGGTAGATATGAGTGACCCATTCAAGATTATAGAGCCAACGGTTATTAGCTTTAGTGGTGGTCGCACATCTGCTTATATGTTGTGGAAAGTATTACAGTCTAATAATGGTTTGCCATCTGACGCTATAATTTGTTTTGCTAATACAGGAAAAGAAGAAGAGGCTACTTTAAAATTTGTTAATGATTGTGAATTAAATTGGAATGTTCCTATTCATTGGTTAGAGTATAGAAGTGTTAAAGAATTTGCAAAGGTGGATTATAAAACTGCTAGTCGCAATGGAGAACCTTTTGAGGCTATCATTAAAGACCGTAAAATGCTTCCTAATGTTAGGGCTAGATTTTGCACAGAAGAATTAAAAGTTAGAACTATTCATAGATACCTTTTAACTTTAGGATGGACTGACAGATTAAATATGATTGGCATTAGAGCTGACGAAGGTCGTAGAGCAGCTAAAATGAAGTCTAGGGGTAAGGGTGAAGAACCTATAATGCCTTTATATACAGCTAAAATATCTAAACCAGAAGTGTTAGAGTTTTGGAATAATAATACATTTGATTTAGAGTTGCCTATTATTGATGGAGAAACAATAGGTGGTAATTGTGATTTATGTTTTTTAAAGTCATTGCCTAAGATACTTACTTTAATTCAACAAAAACCAGATAGAGCTACATGGTGGGCAAAACAAGAAGAATACGGAAAGTCAATTACAGACGGTGATGGAAACAGATTTAGAATTGATAGACCTAAATATGCAGATATTCATAACTTTGTAGATAAGCAAGAAAATATGTTTGATGACTCAATAGAATGTTTTTGTGGAGACTAAATGATTAGCATGGAACGCTTACTATCTATTCTGGATGATTGGGCTTTGTGGATGAAGTCGGATAATCATAAGTTAGGTTATCCATCTAAAAGCATAGGTATGTCTTCAGGTGGTGAGTCTACAAGTGAGTCGTTTGCAGAGATGTGTTCTGCTCAGGATATGAGTAATATTAGAACCATAGACGCTATCATACATAGCCTAGACAAGCCTCAGCAAGACGCTATATACGCTAGATACCTAGACGCTAAGAAGCCACTAGCTTACGAATGGAACATGGATATGGCATACGATAATCTTTTGGTAATTGCAGGAAGA